GGCAGTATTCAATGGCATGCTTTCTAAAGACAAACGGCAAAGAGTATGATTCAGGTTTCATAGTTTCGCGATTAAAAGTAACAACTGAATGTAGATAGACACGTGGTGTAGAATACTTTACAAAGTGCGCAACACACCAGAGACGACCCTCATGTTCACAAATAGTGGAGGAGCCACGGAAACGACTAAAAAATCGCGGCGTTTCATAGGTTGTATGAATTTCGAGTTTTTGAATAAGTTTTATTTCTTCTAATTGAGTCTTATCTTCGGATTCGGATTTATTCTCTTCCTTAGCAAAATCAAATGATGTATTTACAGCTCCAATTTGAAGAGGATGCCATCCATAAATGAAATTCATTTTATTTTTGGCTGCATCTACACCAACCAGTGAATATTCTGGAACATAAATCCAATTCTTTTCACAGTCAGACGGTTTAGGTGGCCGAATAACAGAAATATTAGTCATTTTGGCACTATCAGGATCATAATCACCAATAGTCATAACTATTTTACCATCTTTTGTAATATTTTTGGAAGAAGCTGTAAAATGAAGTTTATTCTTATAAACAAACAGGCGAACATCCTCAAGACCTTCAATGTTACTAGGATATGTCTTATCAGGCTCCTCTTTCATCATTCTAACATCCTCCAGGGGATAGTAAGAAGAGTTAAGATAAGTTACACCATTTCTTGTTTTAACATTGCCATCCGCGGAGCGCATATGATATGATCCCCTGCTATCAATAGAATAATTAACATAGCGAGTATTCATTAAAAGTTTATTTTTATAAGGAACAACAGAGCAAGAAGATACTTGAAACTCTCCTACATGCGGAAAGAATAGTTTACTGTATTCACCCTTGTATGTAGAACTAATAAGGGTTTCAATATAATACTGAATATTGTCCCATACATTATCTATCCTGTGCTGTTTAGTATTAATATACGAAACCATATCATTCAGAGCATCTTGTCGTGACTTGTTAAAGACATAACAGGAGAGAATAGTGTTTTCATATTCAAACATACCCTCATAAATCGAATATTCAATAAATAGTACATCATTTTTGGGAAAAGGAATATCCTTCCCTTTCAAGTAGTACTGGTATGCTTTAAAATGTTCGTATCTATCTTTAAAGTATTGAACCAAGAAGAAAATAGGTTCAGCACGATGGGGATGAAACTTAAATGCCTTTAGAGCCCAGGCCTCCATCTCTTCAGGTTGTTTCAGACATTCATAGCATTTGGCAATTTGATAATGCGACTGCCATACCTCTTCATACCATCCACCTACCTCAATGCGTTTTTTATAGTGCTTTATAGCCTCTTCAAACTTACCACTATCCTTGTAACTCTGTGCCAAATAAAAATACGTGCGGCCATTCTTAGGGTCTTCGTTTAAGTCCTCCGTGAGAAGACGGATATCACGCTCAAACTTATCAGATTTACAGCCGCCATCGTTTACATCATCAATATAAAATACTTCATATGGAATCTTACTAGTCGGGTCCCCACTCCAATACTCATGTGTGGCTCCTACGCATTTCCACTCATAGGCACACTGATGAAAACGATTATTATGGTATTTCAAACTACCATTTTGCTGAATAACTGTGTATCCTGGGACTGTCATTAAAAAATCCTTAAATTCAGGTGCAGGTTTAATAATCATATCCGCGTCGACCGTCATGGCATACGTTTTAGTAGCATCCCATTCTAGTTCCCTACAGAGTTCCTGTGCTTTCTTAAATGATATTGTGCGGTTATATCCAAAATTCTTAAATGGTTCTACACTGACTTTAAATGGCTTTCCAGAGGCTGTTAGAAAAGTATTACATATTTCGACAGTATTATCGGTTGAGCCAGTATCAAGAATGGATACTGCGTCAACATGTTCTAGGGCGCGGCCAATACAGCGCTCAATAATCTTGGATTCATTTTTAATCATTAGATTAAGAATAATTTTGTTGTGATTGTGCGCCATTTTTAATAAAACTTATCAGAAGTTGTTTAGGTTATTTTATTATGCTTTTCTGAATTTTTTAGAAAACTAGAATCTTGGTAAAATACGTCCATAGTCCTAAACCTACAAAAGACTTCGCGGTTACATCCAATATATTATATACTATATTCTTGTTTTCTTCATCTAATAAGTAGACAAAGCCATATAGTCCCCAAATAAATAGATAAATTCCAAATAGTACAAAGTTAAACATTATCTTAGAGTTCTTTACAAAGCTAAAATATACTAGTGCGAAAAGGGCAGCGAAAAATATAAAACCTAGGATACATCCATTCATTTTTGAAATAGTATTCTTCTCTCCCAAGTATCCAGTATATAACATACCGAAATTTAATAGCACAGCACTTACATAAGTACTGATGTGAACCGACTCTTTATTGTTATATGCTAATGCGATCATAAGAGCCAATAACATAAGCGGGGTTGTAATAAACCAATCATTATAACGAGTTTCACTAATACTCTTGTAATCAACTACACCACTACCCGTAGTAATTTTGCTAATAAATTGTGAATAGAAATAGCCTGCTATGATTGATATACATGTTTCTAAATTCATCACGTGTCTGACCATAGGATTTGTTGTAGCTAGAGCCTCAACTAAGGTAATAGTACCAGTAGTAATGAGTAACACATATGTGAAATAGAAACTGAATTTAACACTGTCAAACTTTGTAGAAACCGTTTGTTCGTTGGCAATTTTAGTAGTCTGAATAGGTTTTGACGGAGATTCCATTCTAATACAATTAAGATTTTTAATTATATTAGAATATTTAATATGGTTATGTTATCTACCACAAGGTCCACATGATGCGCTAGGTATATTTCTATTACTACAAGAGCCACATGGTATATTAGACGCATTAGGCGCATTACCACATAATTCTCCAGCATAGTATGTAGGTGGTTGAATAGGTACTATGACTGGGGGTGCATATGGTCCAGGAGATGGCAATACAAATTCTGGCATTACATATATTTGGGGCGGCGGCGGACAGCTGTTCCAATCTGGTAATCGGATAAAACAATCATTGTTATATATATTAATCTTGTTAGAATAATAAGATAACAATTTTGGAGGAGCAGTACAACTCATCTTTAAATATGTATTAGATTATAATTACGCAGATGGTCTAGACATTGTCATAAAGTATTTATTTAAAAGATATGACTGTAGATCATTAATTTGATCTTGTGTAAGAGTCTGATTAAATATTTGGATATTAGAAAAGTATTGTTGTCCTCCTGCACGATGATTTATATTGATATAATTATTACCTATAACTGGTACATTGAAGCCCCATGCTAAATTAGATCTAGTGTACGTGGATGTAGTAGCCGTGTTTACTACATAATATTGATGTGTTGTGCTTATAGGACTGACACTCATTATTTGTATAATATAACTATTATCACCTTGTCCTACTGCAATAGGCCCTGGATTTTCACCACCAGAAAATGCATTAAAGCTATCCATAGATGAAAAAATAGTACCATTAGGACGTGTTACATTAGTATAATAAACAGGTTGGCCACCATATGGTACACCATTGCTCATATAAAATGATAAAGGAGTATTATAATTCCATCCATTCTCTATAAATATTCCACTTGTAGGTGTTACATGATATACTAGAGCTACAGTGAATGTTGGATATGAGATTCCTGATCCTGTTGTAGCTCTAAATCTTGTATTAGGTGGTATTGAAACTTCATTTGAATATCCATTATTAATAACTCTTGCACCACTTCCTCCTATAAAATACCCAGTACAATCAAATTCATCACAACTACCTCCAGTATTTTGCCACTCTGTAATTCCACCAAGTGATAATTCACTAGCATCAAAATTAATAAAAGGTTTTATAGAGAATGATGGCTGTTTAGCAACTTCTTCTTCTTTAGCTTCTATAGTTACTCCATAGCATTGTAACATAGCACCAGCTTTAGCCGCATTCGATTTTGTATTATCATTAGCCAGACGATTAATTTGATCGTATGTCTTTTTAACACTGTCAATTCCTGAAAGACTCTGACCGAATTTTAGACCTTCAGGTGTATTAGGGTCAAGAGACGTTCCTGGTTGACAATATGTATTTGGATTTCTCTGCCCCTTCATACTCGCCACTTCTTGCGGCGATAATGTATATGTTGGCCCAATATGTGAGTTTGCTCCCTTATTAAGATATAAATATGATAAACACTCTTTAGTAAGTGTACCGTCATTAATACCATCACATGGTGTACTAATCGGCACTCCTCTAGTTGACATAGATACTGTATTCCAATCTTCTAGACTTAACTGATTACCATTCTGATCCTTGCCTGTAATACCAGAAATTATTCTAGCAGAAAGATTATCAACTATAGTATTAATATCCAGAGGTTGTCCGTTTGCGTCTCTTTGAATACGATTAGCAGCTGGCTTATTAGCAGGATATCCACTACCCTGAGGAGTTCCACCAAGTTGGACCCAACGATCTTTGAGACATTCCAGTGTATAATCACCAGGTTTATTTGTTTTACCATAGCATGGGTCAGATTCTAAGAATGTAGCAGATGCTGCTTTAGTAATAACAGGCCCATTCTCACATATATTAGAATCGCCGTCATACATATTTAAAAATGAAAATGGCATTAAGCACGATAAATTCATAGTTGTTTTACCTGTACCAGGAACAAGTGAACGGCATGAAAATCCATTTTTGTTTAAACTTCCATTTATTTTAGGTGAAGCATTTGTAACAAGATCTGATTGTACAAGACGTATAAGATCCAATTTAAATAGACCGCGAGCTGTTTGACCTTCTATATAACCACATACATAGGTTAGTGGTTTATTTTCTAAAGGTACTACATTAATATTAAATACCGTTCCTTCTGCATTATCTGGAATATTAACATTAACTGAAGTATTTGGATCAAGATTAGTCTGTGGAAGTGATATCGCGGCTGGACTAGAATTAGATGTAGATACTGTTACAATGCCATTTCCAAATAAGAATAATGTGGATGAAATTCTAGCAATTTCTGGACCGACACGACCAAATCCTTTAGATGTAAAACACTGAGAACAGTTAGGTGAACTAAAAGTCTTATTAGCTTCACATTCTAATTTCTCTTTCATAATTAGACACTTATCCTTACTAAGAATAAATGTACCTGGTTTAGACTTACCAAGCGTTGGTTGATAGACTTTATATGGATCCTTGCCAGTCTTTAAGGCATTATCAGCAGCAGCTTCTTGCCTTGTCCTATCTTGTGCTGATACGTATAAACCACCAATATGAGGGGTGCCATCTCTTCCAGTACCATCCCTATCAAAACTTATACCACAATTTGAGGCAAATTCTGGATTGTCAAATGCACTACATACTGGGCCTTGATCTTCACAAGATTTAGCTTGACTAAGCGTATTTGGCATATTTGTAGGTAACGTATAGTCACTTGTACCCTTCAAATTATAAGCCGTAGTTGTGCCCTGTGCTGATAAGCCTCCTAAAGCATTTTTGAAAGCTTTATCAGTTTCTCGGCTAAAAGGTATTGCTGGATCCATAATATTTATAGTGTTAGTGAGCGGATTTAACTTATTTTGGGAGCTTTCAACAAATGTATTATGGTTGCCATCCGGAAAATTAAAAAATCCTTCTTTGTAATTGTTACTATAATGAAAAATTAGTGTTAAAATTATTAAAATTATGAAAAACATTATAATGTTGAGAAACATTATATCCTAATTCATAGGAAGATAAATATAGGCCAATAAACATTTCAAAATGTTTATTGGTATACAAGAAAATATTATATGGCTATATAAACTAGTAGTTATTGTCAGGCCGAATTTGTGGTAAAGAATCCATTTCACGTGTAATAACACGGAATACAAGATTTAATTGCCTGTTAAGATTGATAAGACGACGGGGCGATTGGAGAGCCACCCCAAATGAGTTAAGAATGGCAGAAAAATTGGATTTATTGCCAAAAGGATTAATAAAGGTGGATCCTGTAGTTGGATCTTGATATCTTGCCTGTATAATAATTACATTGCCATATCCAGATGTATTTACATCATCTACCAATGTACTATTAGTATTAGTATAGCCAATTCCTAATACAATATGACCCTCCTGGCGATTAATCCAGTTGGAGAAGTCACGTAATGCGCCGCCATAAGTTGCGTCATTTAATGCGTCCTCATTATACGTATAACCACTCATTTGAATACGATCACCCTTACAAACATCAAAACGGCTGAAATATTTATTTGTTACAATGAAGAAGTTTCCAGGATTAGGCTGAGCTATCGCTGAGGCGGGATTAAATACATTAAATGTAGAATTAGTGGGAATTACCGTAAACGGGAATGTTGGACCAGGCGTCGCTGCCGAATCCTGTGCTCCAATAATACCAGCAATATCATACGTGTCTGGCGAATTTGATAACAGTTCACCGTTAGGGCGGCGAATATCAATTGTCATCTTTTGTAGCGTAGAAAGCGGTGTAGGATAGAATTCTTTCTGGCATTTTAGGAACTTAGGAATCATAGCCAAGAAACCTCTCGTACATGCGGCTTGATATGTCGTATCAGATAACCATTGCGCATCGTATTGAAGAACACCAAAGGAACGATCCAAAAAGTTATCAGTACCGTAGTTATTATTTTCAAGTTCCGCAATACGAATCGTAATATACGGCAAATTCAGAACGTTATCTTGATAATCCGTTGTTGTCGTATACACGGGCGGGGCTGCACCATTTGTTGTTTTACGAATAGAAACGTCCAAGCTTTCACCTGCCATAATACACTTGACAAGCTCAATACGAACAATATTCTTGAATTTCTGTTGCGCACTTAAAGTCGGATTAAATCCCTGGCCGTTTGCTGCTGGATCGAAATTTACCGTAAAACTATAGCGATTCTCTTTATTATTTCTAAGCCAGTCACGATCAGCCGAGTAGATAAAAAGATTGTTTTCGGTTTCGCGATAACTGACCAAACTATCCTCACGCTGTACATAGTTCTGCGGTAAATCGTTTTTGGTTGGAGAGGCAAAACGGGGATTTACAATAGTGGGATTGGCATTTCCTTGACCGAGTTCCCTTGGAGGCGGAGAGACGGTCATAGTGTCAAATGAGCCAATCGGTGCAATAAGAAGATCACGTCTGTCGGGCATAATCGCTAACGATAGATCCTGAGGAGGGGTCGGTCGAGACATATTTTGCTGACGTTGTACCAGTGCGAGCTCATTATTGCGATTTTGCGCATCCTGTTGCGTACGAAACATAGAATCGGCAGCTACACGGCTTTGTACGCCCGCATCCGCCTTAATCATCTCCGCATTCTGTTGCGCCGAACGGAGAGCTTCCATTTCACGCTGCTTCTTGGCGCGTTCAAAGAGATCAGCAGCAGGCGGCCCATCCTCCTTAAAATCAATACGGAAATCAGGTGGAGGCGGTGGTAAAACCTTAACTTCATGACGCTCTTGAGAAAGCTGTTCAAAACGCTGCGATGTTTCTTGAAATAAGTTATCATTCATTACCGTTTTCACAGATGATGTGTTCTTAGTCAATTCTCGGCGTTGTAGGTATTGCGAAAAATCCTTGGCGGAGGCGGAAAGAACCTCTTTATTTAGAGTCTGAAGGGGTTTATCACCTTGAACTTGATACACCTGGTTGATATAATGATGAAGAGTTTTTGAAAGGCGATCCTGCTGCTGGTCGTTAAGGGATATATTATTACGTTCTTGAAAGTCTTGAGCTAATACGGTCTGAAGAGTATTGAAGTTGTTATCACTAAAGAATGCCGTTTTCACAGAAGTTCCTTGTTGTTGAACCGGACGATACATTTACTAACTCTACTGTATAAATCTTTTATATGTCTTTAGACCTGAATAGCTTGATCGTATTCGCATTATTTAGCAAAAAGGATCTTACGTAATTCTAACATAAAATCATCATTGACCGCGGTTTTACAGAAATTATCAAATGGTATGCCGCACATCATACAAATAATGAAGTACATACTGAACATTCCACACTCAGAATCTCCAAATTGAAACTGGCGGGCATTATATCCTAGTTGACAAGTACTAATTTGGAGTTTGAAACTACGCATTAATCTTCCAATAAGTGGCGGCACTTCATATCCATATGAATCGAAATACCCAACAAACGGTTTTTTGATGTTATTAAGATTTATGTAAAGGGCGACCCAGTGGCTTCCGTCTTTAAAATGCGGGTCCAGGTTAAAAATTAGGGAAATTCCGCGAATACCTTTCGCATATTCATTTTTGAGATTAAGATTACACGTTTCTTGATATAGGCATTTGGGGCTCTTACTCGGCTTATATGGATCGGGCGCAGAGAAGTCAATAGGGAAAACACCTAAGAATTTAAACCATGGATAGGCTTGTTCGTATTGTTTCAAGCAATTTATAATATCAAAGTTGTTAAGCCACATATCGGGATCTTCATCCCATTTTTTAGGGCGGCGGGTTCGTAGATATTCTTTACGGAGTTGCTTTTTAAGATTATTGTCAATGGGTGCCTTATCAAGTAAACAATGTTCTTCTCCTGGTTCACAACCAACAGACTTGAAGAGTTTGCTATGATTGGTATTATTGCTTTTAATCCTAAGTTTTTTAGATATATCCGAATAAACTGTACTAGGTAGACATTTATTTGATTTACGTGTATTACTACGTTTTGTCCCAGGATTACATCTTGTAAAATCCTTTAAAGACATCTTTTTTTTCCTGGTTTTTACCATTCTGCCTATAAATAAATGATATAATAAAAAATAATAAGACTATAGAAATGAGTGCTGATAGTTCTCAATATGACTTTTCAAAGTCAGATTTCATTTTAATGATTGGCGGGCAAATACTATTATTAGTAATTGTGCTAATGATAGTATCTTTTGGAACGGGGACCGTATCTTTTCCAGCAGAAGCCGTTAGAAATATGATAAGTAAAATGCCAAAAACGTCATAAATAATTCTAGACAATAATAGAATGAGTGGGCAAGCAACTCCTGTTAAAGTTACTACGGGTCTTACTGAAAGTAGTGTTACGTCTTTAAAGTCTATTAGTGGTGGAACCTGGATGATAATACTTTTTTCAATTACATCAATTGGCTTATTTATTGGATCTTTTGTGTCAATATCGCAATTTGTAGGTAGCAAAGATGATTGGAATGTTATACAGCCGCAAATTACAAAAGTCTTAATTTTAACAATTATAGGAACAGTTGGCCTATTAATTTCGGCATTATTGTATTATATTCAAGATCCCGCTAAAACAATCTACTTTATTTTAGCATTGTCCTGTGTATCTCTGGGATTATCCTATGCCGCTTTAGCTATTGCAGCTATTTCTCGCTAACT